GCTCGATCTCACCCGGGACCAACTGTATTGGTATGAATCTACCCGGGCCTACTACCTCAAAAAGGGCAACCTCCACACCTTCCTGAAGGAATTCCCCTCCAATCCCGAGGAATCCTTCCAGTACGCCGGGAGAAGTGTGTTCACCCTCGACGAACTCCAAGCGATCGATCAGTCTGCCCGACCGATCCGCGATGTCTGGGCGGTGGAACCGAGCCGAGAGATCGCCGAACTCCGCCATGCCGATCTGGACGACCCGAAAGCCGCAGCTCTCCACGCCGACACACGCCCGGCTGCCCCACTCAGCACGCGAATGCCAGTCCGAGAAGCGGAGCAGTACCCTGTGCCCCCGGGCTATGGCTTCAGACGGATCAGCGGTCCCGAACTCCAGGAACTTCCATCCCTGAGAGCCTCGGTCCTGACGATCTTCGAATACCCCCGGGCCCGAGGGAGACGTCGCTACTACATGGCGGTGGACGCGGGCGACGGGATCGGGCAGGACTACACGGTCATTACCGTGGTGCGAGAGCCCACGATCGAAGAACCCGCCGAGGATGTGGCCCAGTATGTGTCGAATACGATTCGGCCCGCCCAGATCGCGTTCATCGCCGATGCGATCGGCCGGTTCTACACGGATGAAGACGGCCTCGAAGCCCTCGCCGCGATCGAGTTGGAGAAGCACGGCGCCGTGGTCCAGAATCTCCTCCAACTCCACCTTGGCTACTCCAATTTCTACATCTGGGAGGTCGTCGATGCCGCCGACGCCTCGTCGAGGTTTACTCGACGAATAGGGTGGCTCACGTCTGCTCGCACCCGACCGCTCCTGATCGAGAAGTTCCACGATGCCGTGACCACCCGAGACCCCTTGAGCGGTGTGGCCGACTTCCGGCTGAATTCCACCGTCACCCGTGGAGAACTCCACCATTTCGTGACCGAAGGGGCCTTGGAGGATGCTGAGCACGCCCGGGGCCAGCACGATGACGCCATCTTTTCCAGTGCGATCGGTTACTATGTGGCTCATCAAGCCGCGGGTGGTGAAGCCGAACCCGTCGCTGAACGTCGGCGGCGGAGAGACGCCATGGTGGCGCATCTGGCCACCACCGGTGGACCCAAGCGAGACTTTCGAAACTCCGCATCGACAGCCGAGGATCAGAACTTAGGAGTGGATGATGCCCGAGAAGGGATCGACGATGACGCCCCCGACAGCCTCTACTTCGGCAGCGACCGCTCCTCCGCTTAAGACGGTCCCGCTGAAGAAGCAGGTTCGTCCACGGATCCAGGTGGAACCCCTGACCGCCACCCAGCTCGAGGCAGAAGGCCGGTTCGTCCTCGCCAACGGGATGAACTCCCTCGGCCATCCCGGCAACTGGGTCATCAGCCGGGGATCCACCGTCCTCGCGGTCCTCCCGACCGACGTCTACCAGCAGGAATACATCCCGGTCGACGAGCACGCCCTGACCCTGACCGGAGCGGATCGCGCCGAGGTGGCCCGCGCCCTCGGGTTTGGATCCACCGACACTCCTCAGCACCTCGTTACCGCGGCCACACGCCTTGCTCACCTGACGATCGGCACCATCGACGTGGATTTCACTCCTGGCCAGTGGGAAGAACTGGCCCACCGCGCCACCAAACGGGGAATTTCGGTGGAATCCCTCGTGAAACAGATCGTTGACAAAATTTGTCAGGACATCTGGTCGTCCTAGATGCCCAACCACGACTATTTTTGCGGGAATTGCCGAGTGGCCGTCATTGATCAGTACCGATCAGTACAGGAGGGCGGTCAGGCAACTCCGCCAGTCTGTCCCGACTGTGGCCGGCCGATGGACTGGGTTCCGCAGGCTCAGTTCGACTGCCGGTCGGATTCGGAACAGAGCCAGATCCCCAAATTTACCTGCCGGGATGGTCGAAACGAGCTGGTCGAGATCGATTCCCTGAGAAAGCTCCGTCAGGTCGAGAAGGAATCTGAGGATCTCGCCCGAAACGGTGAAGGCCAGCAGGTCGTCTTCAGAAACTACTCCCAAACCCGAGGCAATCGGCTCGACAACACCTTCGGGGACGTCGCCCAGGAGAAGCCTTCTGCCGAGGCCAAGCGGAAATGGGGTCTCCGTGGAGCAACGAAGGTGCTCGGTGGTGAGGCAGAGCCGAAGCACTCGTATGGTCCGGGCGTGAACGACTCCAACACCTCGGCACTCGATCACTTGAAACCGTAAATGGCCGAATTCAGTAGCTCCGGCATCCTCGATCTACCCCCGACCACCGCCGAATCCCTCCTACGAGGTGATCCCCGAGTCCTCGGGTGGATCAAGGAAGCGGTGCAGGACGGAGACCGGATCAACCGGGCAGACCCCTCCTACGACCAGATCTCCCGCAGTCTGTCCTACATCGTCGGGGAGCAGTTGTCGCCAGAGCGTCAACGGCTGAAGTATCTCCCACAGGTCGTGATCAACGAATCCCGCAAGGCCGTCCAAGCCCATGTCTCAGCCCTGACCGATATTCGGCCTGTTTTCGGCTGGAAGACCATGAACCCGGCCTACGAGGTGCAGGCGGATCTCCTGAACAAATATGCCGTGGCGGAATGGGTCACGACCCTCGCTGACTTGGAGTTGGGCGACTGCATCAAATACGGTCTGGCTGCTGGAACCGGTGATCTGGTGGTGGACTGGGATCCGCATGCTCCCTTCGGTGGAGCGAATGCCCTCTCAGCCCGTGACCCCCGAGACACCCTGCCGATCCGCCCCTCCCAGTCCCGAAGCCTCCAACTCTGGGAAGGCGTGACCCTCAGAGAGGAACACACGGTCAACGCCCTCAGGGGTATGTATCCGACCAAGGCCCCCTACTTCCGCCCAGCCACTGATACGGCTTTGGGACGAGTGATGGGGAAGTTCCGTACGGCTGCGTCACGCTTACTTACTCCAGCGGACCCTTTAGATGCCCTCGGACAGGCTGGAACACACTCGCGTCAGGCTCGAGCAGGGTCTGTGTGTCTCTACCGGACCTACTTCCACGACCGCACCCGCAACCTGACCAACCGTTCGATCGTCATGGGCACTCCGGGCGCTGCCTGGGCCTACACCGTCCAGCCGAACGCCCCGATGTACCCCCGTGGCCGACTGGTGGTCAGTACCGACGAGATCATCCTGTATGACGGCCCCAATACGTATGGTCATGGGATGTTCCCGGTCTGCAGACTACGGTTGTGGTCCGTCCCGTGGCAACTCCTCGGGATTCCTCTGTTCAACGACCTCCTCCCGGTGCAGGATGCGATCAACGACACCGTGAACGACCTGAGATTAGGGATCCAGCAGTGGATCGACCCGGATGTCATCTACAACCGGAACGCGGTCAGCGAATCGACCATGCGAGGGCTGGATCCCCGCCGTCCCGGTAAGCGGATCAAGGTGAATCCCTCCTTCGGCGATGCCTACAAGCGTCAGGAAGGCCCCTCGGCTCAAGCCCTCCAACTCTGTAGTGAACTGTGGGACAAACTCACCACCAAACACAATGACCTGAGCGGCACGGCGAATCTGGCAGCGTTGCTGCAACTGCGTCAGCTGCCTTCTGCTGACACCATCGAAAAGTACTACGAAGCCCTGACCCCCGAGATCCGCCAGGAGGCCCGTCAGGTCGAAGCCTTCATGCGCGATCTGGCGGAGATGACCAAGGTCAACTACTTCCAGTACCTCGATCAGACCAAACGGAGGATGATCCTCGGCGATGCCGGTGTGGTGCTGGAGGACTTCGACTTCGACCCGGGCAAGCTCGTCCCGGCCATGAAACCCGGTCAGCCCGGCTACGTCCCTGAACTGGACGTCGATCTGACCACCGCCGATCAGCGTGCCCAGTTCATGACGAAGCAGTTCATCTTCGTGGCGGCTCCGAACTCGATCCTCGCCATGCACGCCACCGAGCGGAAGATGCAGACCATGCAGCAGGCCACCATGGGCTACGTGGATTTCTGGACCTTCCACGAGGTGATGGAAACCCCGAATGTGGGAGCGCCTCCCGCGATCCCGTTACCACCGCTCAGACCGGTGGATCCCCAGATCGTCATGGCGATGCAGATGCAGGCCCAGCAACAGTTGCTCCAAGGCCAGATGCCCTCGCCCTATGTAGACCCGACCAGCGGGAAACAGTACCTGCTGGATCCGTCAGGGCAGATCCTGGAGATCCGCATCCCCACCACCATCACCGAACGGTTACAGGCTCAGCAGATGTTGGGTATCGGTATGGTGGCGAATGCACAGGGCCGGAAGGCGACCAACGAGGCTCCCGCCCACAGTGAAACCAAGGGTGACAAACCCGGTGGCCGGCAGACCATCTCCACCTCCAAGAAATGACTCCGCCCCTCCTCGTCCTGATCGATCGGCTCGACCAACTCCTCGCGCCACCGCGCTCGGTGGAGTCTGACTTCTCGACCCTCCTCCAAGCCCTCCATGATCGCCGCTACACCGGCCCGATCACCCTCCACTTCCACAACGGAGAGGCCAAGATCGCCCAGTTCGATGCTCCGCAGATCAAGTTGACTCCCTAACCGCTTGACAACCTCAGCCTCCTCCCGCACACTAGCCGCTCAGTAGCCCACAGACGCGCCCGCAGACCATCGCGGTGCCACCGCCTCCGGCCCAGACGACCCCTACCGGTCTCTGGGCTGTTTGTGCGTACAGGGGCTGGAATTATGGATCATCCCGGTTTCAAAGCCGTCCAAGCGAAGATCGCCGCCAAGGAAGGGGTGTCGAAGGATCGCGCCGGAGCCATCCTCGCCAATTCCTCCCGGCATGCCTCGTCTGTGGCGAAGAAGCGGAATCCTCGGTTGCGGAAGGTTCACGGCCGCTGATGCCCAACGACATGACCGACCTCGGTCTAAACCTCGCCCTGAGCGATCCCTTCATGCGGATCGGCCAAGGCATCGCGAAGGTCGGCGAGGTCACCCAGAACGCGATCGACAGCGGCAAACAGCTGATCGCCTCGAAGATCCCCACGAGAAAATCTCCCGCCGCCAAGGACATCAACCTGCCGAACCGTGGCCGGGTGGATCCTCGTCTCCCGAAGCGGAAGGTGACCCGCTGATGCCTGCTGTCTCCAAGGCTCAACAGGCCGCGATGGCGATTGCCGAACACGATCCCGAGAAGCTCCAGTCGAAGAACAAGGGGCTGCTCAAGATGTCCCACACCCAACTCCACGATTTCGCGGCGACCAAGCGGAAGAATCTCCCCGCTCGGGCGTCGACAGGGAAACGCTGATGGGATCGAAAATGGCCTCCTGTTCCTCCATCGGTGCGGGTCCGATGCACGAGCACGACTACCAAGCCGAGGATGATCACCGCACGATGGGTCGCGCTGCCGAGATCCAAGCCGATCCCAAGCGCATGGCTGGCGTGCGGAAGCATCACAAGAAGGTGAAGCGAGCCGTGGGGATCATGTCCCGCACGATTCACGGAGGCAAACGCTGATGGGTCCCTCGATGGCCCCGCCGATGCCGCAGAGTTCCTCCGCCTTGGACGGACCTCCGCCATCCCCTCAGGCCAACGGCGCCGGTCCCACAGGATCTGCCACTCCGTTCAGTCTCGCCGCCCTGACCCCTCCAGCCGTCCCGAGCAATCAAATGCCTCCGGAGATGCTGACCGGGATCATGCAGTCGGCCCAGACGATCGCGCAGATGTTCGACAGTTATGCCCAAGCCACTCCCGATCTGGCAGCGGACTGGGCCCAGTTGAAGGATGGCCTCGCGGCTGTCCTCGCAAAACTTATGCAGGCAGGATCTGGCCCTGTGAGTCCAACCGCCACTGGCCCGGGTTTCCCCGGAGGTGGCATGGACCGAGGTATCGCCGGAGCTGGCGCCGTATAAGAGAAGGTTCTCATGGCTAAAGCACTCGACAGCGGCAAAGCATTTATTGAGGGAGTCCTCGCCAAGTTGCCAGAAAACTTGAGGGAGTCTGCTCGATCTGCGTTTACCGCCCCGGAGGCTGCCGACGCTCTCACCGCTGTGGGAGACGGTGTGCTCGCCCGGGCCGACTACAGCAAGATGATGGACGACCTCCGGGTGAAGGAGGAAACCCTGACCTCCGACTTCGACCGTCTCAACACCTGGTTCGAAACGATCAAACCGAAGGCAGAAGGCTACGACGCGCTGGCCGCTGAAGTGGCGCGGCTCAAGGGACAGCCTCCGACTGTCGTTCGGGATGACAAACCCGCTGGGATGACCGATGCCGACTTCGACAAGAAGATCGAGGAACGCGAGCGGGCGGCGGCGACCTACTTCAACACCACGAATGCGCTCAGCCTGAAGCATTTCCAGACCTTTGGTGATGTCCTCGATCTGAACGACCTCGTGGTCTTCGCCCAGAAGTCACGCCTCCCGATTCTCGACGCCTATCAGCAGAAGTTTGCCGAACCGCTGCAGAAGAAGGCCCAGGAACAGGAAGATCTGCGTATCAACAAACTCGTCGAGGCCAAGCTCGTGGAGGAGCGGAAGCGGTCGGGTGGGGATCAGCCCTTCCCCCTGAAAAACTCCTCGCCCTCGGTCCTCGACATTCTTGAACAACCCGATCGCAAGCCGACCGATCACACCGTCGACACCGCCGTAGCCGAGTACGATCGGCTGCAGTCGGCTCGCGGCTAGTGACCGTGGTGTTGGCATACAGGAGTCTCAATGGCGATTCAGCTCGATGATGTCAACACCGTCGTTACCAAGGAAATTGCGCCCGGCGTGGTCGACGGCTATTTCAAGGCCGGTCCCCTGATCGCGATGTGCAAGGCTCGCTTCACCCGGAAGTGGGTCGGCCCGACGATTCAGGAAAACTTCATGTACAAGCCGATGAAGGGCGGGGCCTACGGCAAGGGCGCCTCGTTCGACGTCACCCGTCGGCAGACCCGCACGGGCATGCTGTTCACCCCGAGGTACTACGAGGTGAACGTCACGGAGTTCCTGGAAGATCTCGAAGTCGAGATGGCGGGCCCGAGGGCAGCCTTCAGCGTGATCCGCACGGACATGGCGCAGGCCAGCTTGACCATGAGTGCGATCCTCGAAATCGCGGCCTTCCACCACGGTCAAGCCCTCGTGGGTGACAACCGCTCGCTCGAGTTGAACGGCCTCGAGGAAGCCCTGAACGACGGGGTGAATGCCTCATGGGCCGGCAACCTGTTCCCCTCCTACGGTGGACAGACCCGCACCGACGTGTCGCCAGCCCTGACGCCTCCGCTGGGTCAGATCGCCACCCCGAACATCGCCGCCAGCCCCTACCTGGGGTCGATCTCCTACCGCATCCTGCGTCACTCCTACCTCTCGGCCTGCATCGGCAACGAGGCCCCCGGGGTTGGTCTGACCACTCGTCGAGCCATGGGGTTCATCAGCGAGAACTTCCTCCCCCATCAGGTCATCGACACGATGCAGCCGGAAATCGCGTGGCCCGGGATGAAGTTCGATCGCGCCACGATCATGATGTCCGACTACTGCCCGGGGCAGGACGGCACCAACGACGCGGATCTCGGCAACTACCTCGCGACCGCTGGCGAGACCTTCTGGTGGCTGAACTTCGGTCCTCAGGGTGACGACGCCTACATCCGCCTCTACATCGCGCAGTCGGCGAAGTTCGCGTTCGGCTTCACCGGCTTCAAAGGCGCTCGCGACGACAACCAGGTGTCGGGTCAGATTCTCTTCGGCGGCAACGGGCCACTGGTGAAAGCACTACGCCTGAGCCGTGTCATGCACGGGATTACTGCGTAATCAGACTGGAGCCTACGCTCCACTGGTTCAAACTTAGAGGAGTCTCTGATGCCGAACAATTGGGGGATGCAGCCAGTCTTTCTACAGTCTGGTGATCCCGAACAAGAAAACACCCCGACCCTCGCCTACCCGGGTCAGCTGGGCATGCGGTTCACCGTCATCCAGCCCACCCGCTCCGCACCGGGCGCGGAATCTGGTCGATCGAAGACCTACCAGATCGTCAAGACCGACTCCACCATGACGGTCGCCCCCTTCGTGGGAGCCGTGGCGTGGTGGTCGGACAAAACCGGCTACGTGGTGACCACAACCGTCACCACCCTCGGCCGAGGCCGTATCGCAGGCGTGTTCCAGAACGCGATCACCTCGGGCAACTACGGGTGCATCCAGACCGGTGGACCGGCCACGGTGAAGTTCATCGACGCGGTGACCGCAGCCCCCACCGTGGCGGGCCTGTTCGTCATTCCGTCGGCGACCAACGCCAAGGCCGACTG